CAGGAAAATAAAAGTCACGAAAGACTCCAAGTAAGAGAAAAAATAGCGAAAATAAGAGCAGAGAAAATCAAAAGACAACTATAAAAACAAACACAAACACAAAAACAAACACAAACACAAAAAAGACCAAAACACCGAGAAAAGAGGACACTCAAAATGAACGTAGGAATCTACGCAATATACGACAGCAAGGCAGAGGCCTTCCTTCAGCCGTTCTTTAGCCAGACAACCGGAACAGCGATCCGCGCCTTCAAACAGGCCGCGAACACGCCCGAAAACAACTTCTACGAATACGCAGAGGACTACACCATGTTCCATCTGGGCGACTTCGACGACCAGGACGGAACAATCACCGCATACGACGCGCCTGTCTCAATCAGCAAGGCGCTCGTGCTTCGCGACGACAACGAACTCTGATAAAGGAGAACCACTCATGGGTGTAACCATGAACAAGCGATACAGCGCAAGCAAGAAGGGCAACACCCGCGGACAACATTCCTTCGCACAAATCCCGTCCGCGAACATTCCCAGATCGGTATTCGACCGGAGCTGCGGACTCAAGACCACATTCTCAGCGGGCGACCTGGTGCCCATCTTCGTAGACGAAGCACTACCGGGGGACACCATCAACCTTCGAATGACCAGTATGGGCCGCACCGCTACCGTCGCGCGACCCGTCATGGACAACCAGTGGCTCGACTACTTCTACTTCGCAGTACCGATCCGACTGATCTGGGACAACTGGGAAAAATTCAACGGCGCGCAAGACAATCCCGACGACGACACAGACTTCCTGGTACCGATCTGCACCGCACCGGCCAGCACCGGATATGCAGAAGGGACGCTATTCGATTACCTCGGGATTCCACCCGGAGTACCCGACCTCGAACACAGCGCGCTCTTCCAGCGCGCATACAACCTCATCTGGAATGAATGGTTTCGAGATGAGAACCTTCAGGACTCGGTAGTCGTAGACACAGGCGACGCCGAAGACGACCCGGCCGATTACGTGCTCCTAAAGCGTGGTAAAAGAAAGGACTACTTCACGAGCTGCTTGCCCTGGCCACAAAAGGGACCCGCAGTCGACCTCCCGCTTGGAACCTCGGCTCCGGTCGATCTCTCAGCGATGACCATTGTCGGCGACGGCAGTTCACCCAGCTTCGACGGCTCCGCCAACGACCCGCAGGCCATCGGCAACCTGCAGCACACCACCAACGCCGGCAGCGGAAACCTCGGTCTCGAGATGACCACCACCGGCTCCGTGACCACATCAGGCGACGCCCTCTGGGACGACCCGCACCTGGACATCGGGGGCACCGCAACCGCAACGCTGTCTGCCGCAACCGCTGCGACCATCAATCAACTCCGACAAGCGTTCCAAATCCAGAAGCTCTACGAACGAGACGCAAGGGGCGGCACCCGATACACCGAAATCCTCCGCAGCCACTTCGGGGTCATCTCACCCGACCAGCGGCTCCAACGGCCCGAGTACCTGGGCGGGGGAACCACTGCGATTACCGTCAATCCGGTATCCGCGCAGGGCGCACCAACCGCACTCGGCCAACTCGGTGCCTACACCACGACGGAAAACGTCCCTGTCAGCATCACGAAGAGTTTCACCGAGCATTGCATCGTCATCGGCCTGGTCGCTTCTCGCGCCGACCTCAACTACCAGCAAGGCCTCAACCGCATGTTCAGCAGGAGCGAACGGTGGGACTTCTATTGGCCCGCGCTCGCACACATCGGAGAGCAGGCCGTACTCAACAAGGAGATCTATGCCCAGGGCGACGGCGACACCAACGACAATCAGGTGTTCGGATACCAGGAAAGATACGCGGAATACCGCTACAAGCCGTCCATCGTCACCGGTGAGATGAGGAGCTCCGCAGCAGCCAGCCTAGACGTCTGGCACCTGGCCCAGGACTTCTCGGCACTACCGGTACTCAACGACACCTTCATTCAAGAAAATCCGCCACTCAACCGAGTCCTCCTGGTGGACGGAGATACACAGTTCCTGCTCGACACATACACAGCCTACAAGCACGCACGGCCGATGCCGACCTATTCGGTACCCGGCTTGATTGATCACTTCTGATGGCTGCCGGAGCAGTAGGCGCACTCGGCGCAGGCGGCGGCGGATCCGCACTCGGGGCCGGCATATCTTCCGGGATCGGAAGCGAGCTCAGCGGCGCAGCCGGAACACTATTCGGCTCGTTCTTCGCGGCCGGCGAAGCGAAGAAACAACGACGATGGGCCGAGCGTATGTCCAACACCGCATACCAGCGGTCGCGGGCAGACCTCGAAGCAGCGGGCTACAACCCGCTGCTCGCCCTCGGCCAGGGCCCTGCGTCAACACCGAGCGGGGCCTCGGCCGGCGCCACCATCGGCAGGAGTTTCGGTGGTGCAAACAGCGGATGGGAAAACTACCGCGCACAACGACTCCTCAAAAAACAAGAGGGCCTGCTCCACGAACAGGCCAACGCCAATTTCCACGCCGGCGAAAAATCGCGACAGGAGGCAGTTGAATCCAAAGCACGAACACGCGTAACCAACCTCGAGGAGAAACTACGTCAAACACTGCTACCAGACGCCGAGGAAAGTGCCGCATACAGACGCACCAAAGAAGGCAAACGAGGGACCCGCTTCCGAAACTACGTCAACGACTACAGGGGAGCAGCCGACGTGCTCTCCGAGGCCGTCAGCGCCTTCGGACGCGGACTCAATCCATTCACCCGAAAGGGTCCCGTATTCCAAAGGACACGATAATGCCCGACGAAACTCCGATCAGACGACGACAACAGCAGGGACCTGGTGATGCACCGAGCCGGACTCACCAGAGCTTCAAGGACGACTGCGACATCAACCGAACCATGCGGCTCTACGCCAACAACGGCCAGCTCCCGCGCTTGAATCCCAAGACGCCGACCTACGGAGACTTCAGCGACGCGGGCACATACCTCGAAGCCCGGCAACGCGTCGACCTGGCGATGGAAGGATTCAACAGTCTCCCAGCAAAGGTCCGCAGATACTGCGACGACGACCCTGCAAACTTCCTGGACGCTCTCGAGAGCCCCGAAAACGTCCAGGACATGATCGACCTGGGCCTGGACGCGAAGATGATCCCTGGCAACGAACCAGAGCCTCAGGAGCCGGATCCTCCGCCGAACCCTGAGCCCGTGGTGCCACAGGGGTAACCACGGAGACACGGGGTGGGGGGAACCTCCGTGGCGGGACGAAAGCCCCTCGCCCTGTGTCGGCTCCACCACAACTCCAGACACCCACAAGGGGTGTCAGTTAGACCATTTGACATCAAGTAAAGCAAATGGTCGCGGGGCAGAAGCCCCTCAGAAAGGAACATCATGAAGCGCAAGAAGATGAACCGAAGGAGCTCCAAGAAAAACTTCCGACGCGGGGTGAAAACTCACCGCAAGAACTCCACAGGAGCAAGACCCGCCCGCGGCGGGTGGCGACTCTAGAGGCACACCAAGATGCCTTGTTACCACCCGATCACGGGCTGGCGGAGGCGGGACGGAAGCGGAAAAATCACCTTCACGTCCTCTGAAGGATTCTGCGACCGTCCCGTCTCTATCAATTGCGGCCGCTGCTGGGGATGCCGCGCCAGGCGCGGACAGGAGTGGGCCGCGCGATGCTTACACGAATCGCAGCTCCACGAAAAAAACTGTTTCCTCACACTCACGTACGACGACGAACATCTACCCGAGGACGGTGGCCTGGACGTAACGCACTGGCAAAAATTCGCCAAGCGTATGCGAAAGCAGCTCGGACCCTTTCGCTTCTATCACTGCGGCGAATACGGCGAAGAAAACAAACGACCGCACTATCACGCGCTCGTCTTCGGCCAGGACTTCTCAGAAGACCGACAACTATTCAAGAGAGGCAAAAATCCCCTCTGGACCTCGGAGACACTCTCCGGCCTATGGAAGTACGGGCATACGAGTATTGGGAGGCTCGATTACGGCACTGCAAGCTACGTCGCCCGTTATGTGATGAAAAAACTGACCGGAGAGCGCGGGGAAAACGAATACGGCCAACTCAAGCCGCCTTACGCGACCATGAGTAGGCGACCCGGAATCGGTGCAGGATGGATCGACACCTACGAAACCGACATATACCCGGCAGACTTCCTCATTATCGAGGGAAGAAAGCTGCCCGTTCCGAAATTCTACGACGGAAGGGTTGAAAACAGACGGCCCGACATGGTAGAAGCCGTCCTTGACAGAAGAAAAACAAACGGCAGAAAACATCAGGAAAATAAAAGTCACGAAAGACTCCAAGTAAGAGAAAAAATAGCGAAAATAAGAGCAGAGAAAATCAAAAGACAACTATAAAAACAAACACAAACA